ACTCTCCTCTGTTAAAAGTTATGAAACAAGAGCAGAAAGAAGTTAAAAAGGTTCTGAAGCAAAAGGCTAAGCAATGAGCACTACAGGTACCACAGCATTTAATTTAACGATGAATGACCTCGTAGAAGAGGCATTTGAGCGCTGTGGCAAAGAACTCCGTTCTGGTTATGATTTCCGTACAGCCCGCAGATCAGTCAACTTATTGACGATTGAATGGGCTAATAAGCGCATTAACCTATGGACTATTGACCAGAACCAGTTTGTTATGAATACTGGTCAAGCTATCTATCCGTTGCCTGTAGATACTATTGATATCTTAGATGCTGTAACTCGTCAATATAATGGCGGTCAGTTAAACCAATCAGACATCAATATTAGCCGTATTTCAGAGTCTACATATATTACTATTCCAAATAAAAATGCTTATGGACGCCCTGTTCAGATGTGGGTAAACCGCCAGTCTGGAAACGTTGCCTCTATTCCACAAGCAGTTCTTGCAAGCACTGGAACAACCCCGCCTGTATCAGCTACTGATACAACTATTACTTTGGTAGATGCTTCTAACTTGCCAACGCAAGGATTTATCAATATTGATAATGAGACTATTGGCTACCAAAACATTATTGGCAATCAGATTCTAAATGCTTGGCGTGGTCAAAACGGCACTACTGCTACTAGCCATAATGCTGGTGCTCAAGTCTATGTAAACAATTTGCCTTGCGTAAACGTATGGCCTACCCCAAATTCGCCCGGCAACCAGTACACATTCGTCTATTACCGTATGCGCCGCCTGCAAGATGCTGGTGATGGTATCAATACAGAAGATGTCCCTTTCCGCTTTATTCCAGCCCTTGTAGCAGGTTTAGCGTACCACTTGAGTATCAAGCTAGAGGGAGTAGATCCAAACCGTATAACGGGCTTAAAACTGGCTTATGACGAAGTATTCCAGCAAGCTGCTGACGAAGATCGAGAAAAGGCTTCAATTCGTTTTGTTCCAAGAAACTTATTTTATTCTAGGTAATCATGCCAAGTAAGTTCGCTAGTGGTAAACATGCAATTGCTGAATGCGACCGATGCGCCCAGCGTTACAAGCTTACACAGCTAAAAAAGCTTACAATTAAGACCAAACAGGTTAGTATTTTAGTTTGCCCAGAGTGTTGGGAACCAGATCAACCTCAGTTACAATTAGGCCTGTATCCAGTTAATGACCCACAGGGAATTCGTGAGCCAAGGCCGGATGTTAGCTATTATGCTGGTGGTAGAACTGGATTATTGACCCAGTTGTATGATGCAAACCCATACAACGTCAATGAAGGCGGTTATCCAACAGATGGCAGTAGACAGTTTCAATGGGCTTGGAACCCAGTAGGTGGAGCAAGTTATTTTGACCGGGCGCTTACTCCAAATAGTTTGATTCCGGTTATAACAATCGGTACAGTAACAATTAGTACAACTTAGGAGTAATTATGACATTTAGAAAAGCGGCCGATGGTGTAACCAAAACCGGCAAAACAAAAGGTAAAAATCTGGGTGATTCAGGTCCTATCAAAGGGATTGAGTCTGGTCCTAAACATGGTCCACAAAAGCTCGGAAAAATGATGAAAGAAATGGGTCGTAATATGGCTCGTGCAATGTTGCAAAAATCATCTGGCAGAGGTCGTTAATCATGGCTAAGCAAAAATTCCCACCAACAGAAACCAAGAATGAGTTTAAAGCTCTTGGTCATGCTAGAGACAATGGTCCTGCTAGTGAATACACTGGCTTCAAATATCCTGAAGGCGGCGGCAATGACATTGGTGTTTACAAGCAGCCAATGCCAAACCCAGTAGCTGCAGCTAAGGATGTAACCGATATTAGCGGTAATCCAATGGACAAGTTTAATATTGCTGTTGCTGGTACCAATAAAGGCAACTATGCTCCTACTAATAAGAACGGCGAAAAGACCATGCGTGGTTATGGAGCTGCTACTAAAGGCATTAAAACACGAGGACCAATGGCATAATGGATATGAATACTGTAGTTAAGCTTGAAGTTACATTAAACGAAGTAGAGGGCATTATGGCTGGTTTAGGTGAATTGCCTACCAAGACATGTGCTTTTGCTTTGTTGATGAAAGTTAAAGCACAAACTGAAGCTCAACTTCCAAAAGAAGAACCAAAAGCCGAATAATGAATTACGAAACGTTATATAACTCAATTCAAGCTTATGCTGAAAACACCGAACAGTTGTTTGTGGCTAATATTCCTGTTTTTATACAGGAAGCTGAAGATCGTATATATAACTCAGTAAACCTACCATCATTACGTAAAAATGTTACCGGCACTCTAACTGCTGGGAATCAATACATTTCTTTACCTGATGATTGGTTAGCCAACTATTCATTGGCAGTTATTGATTCAAACAATAAGTATAACTATCTGTTAAACAAGGATGTGAATTATTTACGTGAAGCATATCCAACAGTAGTATATACAAGCCCTACATATCAAGGTACGCCCGGCGGAGTTCCAGCCTACTACGCATTATTTGGATCACAGCTATCTAATGTCAATGAAATGACCTTGATGGTTGCCCCTACACCAGATGATAATTACACCGTAGAAATGCACTATTTCTACTACCCTCCGACTATTGTTCAAGGTCAGATTGCTACCCTAGGAGCTATTACTGCTGGCTCGCTATATACCAATGGTGTATACCAAAACGTAGCTCTAACAGGAGGCTCTGGTGCTAACGCAACTGCTGATATCGTTATCTTTGGAGGTGTTGTCACTTCCTGTACTCTTAAGTTTGGCGGCAATTTTTACGTTGCTGGTGATATCCTTTCTTGCTCTTCTTTGGGTTCTACTGGTAGCGGATTTTCAGTCCCAGTAGCCTCTGTATCAAATTCTAAAGGTACAAGCTGGCTTGGTGACAACTACGATCCTGTGCTGTTCTATGGCGCTATGCGTGAAGCTATGCTCTTTATGAAGGGTGAACAAGACCTAATCACCTATTACGAAGCTAAATATCAAGAAGCTCTTGGTCAATTACGCCGTCTTGGTGATGGTCTTGATCGTGGTGATTTATACAGAAATGGCCAACTTAAGCTTAATGTTAGTGAAGCAGGCGCATAATGTCTATTGTTCAAGGCGCTACCACTACGTTTATGCAGAATTTGCTTAACGGCAATGAAAATTTTACTACTGGCACGTACTATATAGCCCTATATAACGCTAATGCCAATTTAGACCAAACTACCACAGTTTATACGACATCAAATGAGGTTGGTGGTACAGGTTATACGGCTGGCGGAATACCTCTGACTATTACTGTTACCCCGACTGTAGATAATCAATACAATACGGCCTATATTTCATTTGCCAACGCTGTTTGGAACCCTGCTAGCTTTACCGCTAGGGGTGCCTTGGTATACAATTACACAACAAAAGCGACATGTTTTGTGTTAAATTTTGGATCAGATAAAACATGTAGCAATAGCTTTACAGTGCAGTTCCCAGCAGCGACTAGTACGTCTGCTATTTTATCAATTAGCAGTTATACAAGTGCTAACATCATTAGTTCTGGAGATTAATCATGCATAAAGAAACCGGAAGCTGTGGCGATTATGCTGTAGCAACTTTACAAGCCAACGCAAATATTCCTGAAGGTATGGGTGTTGATGGTTTTTACCACGTTGAATGTCGTGATAAAGATGGCAATCTAAAGTGGGAAGAAAAGTTTCCTAACTTAGTTGTTGCTATTGGTAAGCAATTATTGCTTGATACTTTGTTGCGCACATCTGGAACATACACAACTGTTGGGCCTTTCTTGGGTTTAACTAACGCCACTCTAACTCCAGCTGCAACAGACACAATGACAACTTTGGTTGGTGGTGGTAAAGAGTTTACTAACTATACAGTTGGCGGGTCTGCAGTTCGTGGTACAGCAGTATTTAGCGCATCCACTTCAACTGGCTCTACTCCATCTAACGTAACTACAGCTAGCGCTGCCGCAATTACCTACACCATTACTGGTGGTGGTGGCACTGTTTATGGTTGTTTCTTGGTTACTGGTTCTGGCGCAGTTAGCACACAAAGCTCTACTGCTGGTACTTTGTACTCTGAAGGCAACTTTGCAACAGCTAAAGTTACAACTGCAGGCGACACAGTAAGCGTTACTTACAGCACAACCGCTACTAGCTAAGGAGTCCTAAATGGCTCTGGCGCTGTACGATCGTGTCCAACAGACCGGTACCGCTAATACAACCGTAAGCTTTACATTAAGCGGAAGTGTAACAGGGTACCAGTCTTTTTCTGTTGTCGGTAACGGCAATACAACCTATTATGGTGCTACAGATACTTCTGGAAACTGGGAAGTAGGTATTGGTACATATGCTACCGGTGGAACACTTACTCGTACAACAATTTTAGCGTCTAGCAATTCAGGCTCTGCCGTCACATTTAGCGGTGCAGTTACAGTATTTGTTACATATCCGTCCGAGCGTTCTGTCAACCTTGATGGCTCTGGAAACGTTAGTGCATTGGGTACTATTTCTTCTGGTTTTTGGCAAGGCTCTACAGTTGGTGTTGCTTATGGTGGTACAGGCGTTACTTCTTCAAGCGGCGCTAACTCTGTTGTACTTAGAGATTCCTCCCAAAACATAACATTTAATAACTACGTAGCAGGATTTGCTGCAACAACAGCAGCGGCTGGTACAACAACATTAACTGTAGCTTCATCAAGAAACCAAGTATTGGTTGGGTCTACTAC